ACATACATCTGAAACTAAGTTAAAAATGAAAGGAAGACAGACACGTAAAGGAGCTAAACTTACCTCAGAAACTAAAAAGAAGATATCAAAAACACGTAATAATATTAAATACTCCGATGATACTAAATATAAGATGTCAAAATCTAAATTAGGCGTAAAAAATCCTATGTCAAATTTAATTTATATATTTAATAATTTAGATGATTTAGTTTTTATATGTGATGGAAATTTCAACTATGTATGTGAAAAAAATAATCTACCTTTAGGTCCATTTAGGGTATCATATCAAACTAATTCAAAAATTGTAAATCCTCAAACCAGATATGAGATATTTAGAGGATGGTACGCAATTAAAATAGATTAGTCTATTTGTTTCAACCCCTCTTCAATTAATTTGATACTCTCTACAGTATCACCAGAATGTTTATCGTCACGTAGTTTTGAAAAACGAGGATGTAATAAACTATAACCATCCTCTGTAACACTCAATCCTGAACATGTAACCTCAACATATGTACCTAAAAGTGAGTCACGATTATCCCAGATGTATTTACGCATATCATCCGTGATTCCACCAGGATCAGTTTGAAGCAATCCACAATCTGATTCAGTTATTAATGAACCAAGTGTATTTTCGATTCGTGTGCCTGGTTTACCTTGGTTGAACCCAATAATTTTCAGATCAACTGAAAACTCAATCTTCAATTTGATCTGATCATTTGGTTTACCGTCTTTCCATAAGCATGACAATCCTTTGAGAATTGTTCCTTCCTCACCTGCAGCTAATTTTTCTTTGAAATCCATCATTGCTTCTTCATATGAATAAACACGTCTTGATGCAATTAGACGAATCTTATCTGTGGTTAATCCTGCAAGAAAAAATTCTAATTCCTCAAGTCGTTTTTCATATGGACGTACACTTTTTGTTTCCATATACTCATCGATTGTTATCATATCCCAAACAGTTAGTACAATCTTTTTAGTTGCTTCTTCAGCTGTCATATCATGTTCATCAAAGAAATCTGATCTCTCTTTTGAAACATCTCTCCCATCAGCTATTTTTTTATTAATACTAACAACACTTGCAATAATGCCATTAGATATATATCTAGGAATTCCATCAATTGTTAATTCTCCATTAAGGACAAAATTATCCTCTACATCGTTGAAGATAGAATCAAAATGACCATTCAGATAGGTTATCTCACCTCCACGACTCTCAAGCGTAACCTCACTGGTAACGATTGTATTTGCATAACGACCATCCATTTTAACCTGAGACACGACACCACGTTTATCTTTGAATAATGCTTGTGCTTTTTTCTTATTGAACGCAATAGCACCCATATATGGTGTAGATTCAATATGTTTTTTCCATACCTTGTTAACGGTTGATTCGTTCAATCCAACTTTCAAATCTTTTCCTATAATGCGTTCTATAACGATTGCATCATTAGGCATTACATTTTCAAGAATAGATTTCAAGAAATCGATTGCATTTTGACCTGTGACCTCACGTGTTGATAAGCGTGATAAATTTGTGACGGCACTTTCCAATGGTGTATATAATGTTTCCGGATTGAATGAGTGCAATGACTCATATTGAGGAATTTTCTTGATGTAGAATTTTACACGAGGTGACAATGCAAGATAAATTACTTTTTTGAGTAACTCATCATCTTTGTATTTGTTAAGGGTTTGTTCCTTAATCTTTGTTGAATTAGTTTCATTTAATTCTTCGAAAATAGATAAAATATCTTTCATTAATATTCCTTTATTTGTTATTATAACATAAATAATCTTAAATATACATTAGGAGTTATAAATGAGCTCATTTACTAACCCATTATTACTGATTGCACCTGATGATGACACTGAATGGACACTATATCAAGAATTTGATTATTATGATGATGATGGTGTTACCTATAAGGTTCCTGCCGGATTTAAAACTGATTTTGCAAGTGTTCCAAGAATTTTGTGGAGTATTTTTCCACCATATGGTAGATATGGAAAAGCTTCTGTGTTACATGATTATTTTTATCGAACAAACAGCGTTTCAAAGGATAAAGCGGATCTTGAATTCAAGCGTGCAATGAGTATTCTTCATGTTCAGAAATGGAAAATTAATATTCTTTACAAAGCTGTCTGTTGGTTTGGATCAAAAGCATATAAAAAACATTCTATAACCAAAACTCAGGAAAATCCTTCCTAAACTTCTGTACGTCAAATAATTCTAAAATCTGCTGATGTTGTTTAAAAATAGCAGTTGCTTTTACATCAGGTCTATTAGTTATAATCCCCAGGTTCTCGCTATTGTTATTTGATAAAAGGAACCATACTACATTATCATTAAATGACACATCAATTATTAGTTCTGTTAACTCATATAACATGTCTTTATCAAGTGTTGTACATACATTCTGTAATACACCTTGAAGTATAGTCTCCCTATCCCTAAAATCAAGTTCCTCAAGTTTTGAGTATATGTGATAAAAGATATCTTTATTCTTCGTCTGAGTTAATGATGAGTTAGTTATATTCTTCAAATATTTCATATGATCAGAACTTCTACAAAGAGTATCAATAATCTTGAATACAATATTAACGCATTTATCTTTTGATATTAACTGTCTACATACAAATGATATTATCTTCTCATCTGAAGGAAGCACATCAAGTTGTCTTCTAATCTCATCTTCTGATAACATACCATAATCAATAGTTTTTAGGTTTGTAGACATTCTTTATCTTTCCTGGAGTGTGACGTGAAGATTTTAAAATCAATATCCCAAAATAGATATGTTGTAATCAGTTGTGCAAAGAATATTATAATCCATATGTTATTATCACTTTTAGGAAAATAATGAACCACAACTAATATAAAAGGAATATAAATTTGACCTTTTAGGTAATATATGACTCGTGGATACCTACAAAATAGGTATTTAATTGGAGACCAAAGTCTCCATAGAATGTTATGTGTTCTTTTCATTATCGGTCAAATACTTCATCAGCCCATTCGGCTATCTTGCTTCTGATAACATTTCGTAGATTTACCCCCGCAATTCTTACATCGCTAGGGTTATTTTCTCCACATTTTGACATCATAAACGCCAACCCATTATTGTGTTTATTCAAGTACGGGTTATCAATTTGTCTCAATGATCCTGCAACAATTACACGACTGTCCTCGCCAACACGTGAGATAATTGTTCTGATGTCCGCCGCTGTAAAGTTTTGTGCTTCATCGAGAATAACAATTGAACCTTTGCTAAATGTTGACCCACGCAAGTGACCTACATATCCGTATTCAATGTTATAATCTTTTTTGAATTTTTCCATTGCTTCTGCAATTTCATCTTTAGTCAATTTTTTTGATGACTTTGAAGTAACGATATTTTCAATCGTGTTTTCCATAGGTGCAAGGTAACCGGCCATCTTGTCCATAAGATCACCTGGTAAGAATCCTAATTCATCAGATTTGTCACCTGAGATAATTGTTTTACGGATATAGATAATTTTGTGATATTTTGCTTTGTATTTTTTATACAAGTATGTTGCACCAGATAATGTAATATAATTCTTACCTGTACCTGCAGGACCTTCGATTACAATGATATCTTGTGATTCATCCATCATTAATGTACTAAGAACCTTTTGTTCAACATTTCGTGGTTTTGCATCTTGTTTCATTAGTTCTTTTTCGTCAATTGTCTGCCATATTGTGCTTGCTTTTACAAAGAAATATTTTCGTCCTGATGTATCATTACTAATCATCATGCTACATACATGTCTTTCAAGGTCATTGCCCGTACAATTTTTGTATAAAAGTTTCATCTCTTCATCAAGAAGGCATGTTTCTTCAATATCCACATCACATGTAATATTTGCATCAAATGATAAACTATATCCGGCAATATCATTTTTTAGGAACGGTTGACATTTTAAGTGATTAAGTAATGCACTTGATCGAAATGCAATATCATTAGATAAAAGAATTACATCAGGATATTCCGTCTCAAGACGTTTTGCAGTTTCAATAATCAATCTGTCATTATATATAGAACCACTTGTAGTTTCTTTATCGGTCTCATATTTGTTTAAAGATACGAGGTGAATATAAACATCACCTAACTGAATATAAACTCTTTTTGCATAGTTACCGATTTCATCGATTCCTTGATCTGCATCTGCCTCGCTGAGCATTCTATTGAACGCTCTTGCCTCAAAGTTAATTGTATCAAAACCTGATTTTTTTGAATCCAACTCGTTCATAACGGTCTCAGGGATTACAATCAGGTTGTTTCCACCTTGTGCAAGCGTTATCACATTTTGATGATTATCTAATATGATATTTGTGTCTATAAAGTAAACCTTATCAAAAGATGAAATAGGTTTTTTGATATTTTCTTTTACAGTTTCTTTTTGCAAAATAAGCCTTTGTTTGAATATATTTTATTTATATCCGGCTATCCTGAGTGTTTACATATCAATATGATCAGTTATAGAACAAACCAATTCACGGGTTTTATCAACTGATAAAAAGATTCGAAATCTATCACCATTGTTGACCTTCATACTTTTGAGAACTGATGCACGTATCTCTAGTTCAACTGAATGTAACATTACAATTGTTCCAAGTGCATCTTTTTCAGAAATTCCTTTCGTAAGTTCACGTTCACAGAACAGATTTAACATCTCTGTCTTAAACATACTATTTTGCCCATTTAAGAAAGTTTTAACATTACGAGCAATATCTTTTACATCGTTTCCAGCTTGTTTATAGATAAACGCTTTAATGTCATCATATGTAATCTGCTCGTTAAATCGGGTATAGAACTCATAAAATCGTGAACCAATGCTCTCACCAATCTTACCACGAATAATAGTAAGTGCGTATGGATTTTCCTTCCCGCCTTTAAGAACCTTCAATAGATCAGAAAGCTTTTCCCATGCACGTGGTGTTGGGAATTTTGAATCTTGAACCTCTTCGCTAACAAAATTCAATTTATCAGGATTGTTCGATACGAAAGATATTACTGCTTTATGTAATCCTTTATCACCTGCCCATTTTACCCATGATCGTGCATCAGATTGTACATCAATTGTCAAGAATCGGTCAAGTAGTGCGGGATCGAGTGCATCTACTTGATAATTACCATCTGCAGGATTCACACATGCCATAACAAGTGCAGGTTTACCTCTAAAATAAGGTAGTGAATGTTGATGAATTTCCTTCTCAAGAACAAGTTGCAACGCTGATTGTTTAACATCTAGAGGAGCACGATTTAACTCGTCTAATAACAATGATGTATGCTTACCCTTCGCCCAATATACCTGGGTGTTTAGTTTACTTAATAAACTATGCTCTGTATCGTAAAAATCATTATAGAGTTTTTGAAGCTCGTCTCTTTTAATATTCATATCTATCCTTGAATTCATTTTATACATTATATCATTGTTATGTTTAATTTCTGCTTAAATATTTCATTAAAAACTTAAGCAGTGATTACTCACTGCTTCCAGGTACATTGCTTGTATCACATACTCGTTTAAAATCACGCGCTTTACGTTCTTTTGCCATTTCTGTAGTTACAACTGTAATATCTTTTTCCATTATTGATATTTTTGGTGCCCTTGAAATAACAGGCTCAAGTGCCATCAAATCTTTTAACGCTTGTGTTGCTTTTAATGGTACATATTCATCTTCCGTAGTAGGTGCATTACGTTTTGGACGTTTTGTACGACCTTCCATCTGTTTCTTGTTGGTTACCAGTGTTGGAGAAATGTAAAAATCTACTGGGATTAAATCACGTGCATCTTGAATAAGTTCAAGTGATTGCTCAGATAACTTTTCATCTTCAGGTTTAATCATGATATTTTTAATTGTACCATTTACCATAGTATCACGGGAAGTGTCAATACTTAAAATTTCTGCATATGAAATATCACCGTAGACTCTAGCACCTTCGTGAATATATACCTCATTTGCTTGGATGTTTCCAAGTATAACACCATACACATGTAATGTATCAGTTAAGATATCACTACGAATGTCACCTGTTTTTTCAAGCACAAGTTGTGGGCAGGTAATTTTATCTGAATATATGTTACCTGCAACAAATAATAAATCAATTGTTTCCAATTGTCCGGTAATAGTCGTACCCATTGATATGACTGTTGCTTTTGTTGTTTCTTTTTTCACGAAAAGGTCAACAATTGCGCTGACCATTCCTAATGCGTAATTAAACATTCCATTCCTTTGTGCGAATATCGTAAGCCTTTTTTAGGACCAATGACGCTTGTCGTCTGCCCAACTCGCAGTCGCTTTTATACATTGCAAGCGCTTTAAACGTAGATCTTCCTTCACCATACTTGTTAAGAATATATCCGCATGCTTCAATATTCTTTGATGGAATCAATAAGTCATTTCTACAAGTCACAATCCCCTCACGTTTTAATTCATCTAACCATGTAACAACACTGACACCAGTTACACCAACAACGTCGATATGTTTTGATGATGCTGCTTTATGTTCAACTTTTGTGTTGAATGTACACTCTGAGTCAACTAAACTAGTAAGTACGTTCCATTTTACTGTCTCGTATTTACTTGAAGTTTTTATAATTGCCTCAGCTAGGTGATGAGCTTCGTTATCAGATACTTTGCTATTTTGATGATGGATATAATCTGTGATCTTATCCTCAATAACTGAGACACGCTTTAATTTTGCGTCTTTCTCTTTAAGTTCTTTTTCAACTTGCTCTAATTTTTGTGCCTTTTCTAAAGCACTATTTTGAAATTCTTTACTCTGGTTAATAATATCGTTACTCTTATAGTCGAAGTACATTTTAGTACCAAACATAGATCCAATCAAGATCGACACAAGGATGATTATTAACAATTTCAAATTCTTGATTGTTTTTGATAGCTTCACAAATGGATTATCCAATTTGGGCTCCTTTTTTTAATTTCGTTCATGAAGGAATAAATTCCATCACTTATCTACTTTCTTTGAAAGTTGCTTCAATCGAGTTAATCTTATGTTATTTTTTCATAAACACAAAATTTTCGTTATACGATTAAAATTAAGTTCTTTTGATAAGTTCCAATATGTCGCTAGGCAACGTATCTGATACCAGCAAATCGGTATGTTCAATCGAGTATTCGTTTAACAAATCTCTTATTGACAAATCAATGAGAACCGCCTCTGCCTCGGATTGGGTTCGTCCGTACTCCTGGTATGGATGATTTTCCAAATCACGAGTGACAAAAATATTTATATTTTCGTATGCATTAAAAGTACTTACTACTAAGTCTTTAAATGTTTTCTCGTCGTAAGGTTCGCCTGGAACAAAGTAATGTAAACTCAATGGTAATGGTGAATCTGTTATTACATAATCCAATTTATCCCTGAGTTTCCATATCTTGTGGTGTTGAGAACTAAAAACGTGTAACTGATTTTTTAATTGAAAGAACGATTCGGAATATACTAAATCTTTTGCATATTCCGTAATCAATTCTACTTTATATCCTTTTGTTTTCATCAGATGAAACAAACCAGCTGCAGTGGTACTTTTACCTGTGCCCGGACCACCAAATAAATTTATTACAACCAATTATCTTGCCTCCAAACTTGCTTTAAATATTTCATCAGGTGTAGGAACACGATTTTTTCGTTCCCGCTCAATTCGTTTTAATTCACGATCAGCAAAAAAGATTATCTTATGTAAATCACGCTCATAACTTGAGTGATGTTCTTCACCTGCACGAAATATAGCTTTGAAAATATTTCCTTGCGAGAAATTCATTCCTTTAAGCTCTATTATATCTTGTAGATCCTTCATTCCTTCAGGTATTTTGTAGTAGTCTGTTGAACCACCATTGTTAATTCCTGACATTATTATCCTTTATATATGTTGAACAATCATTATAACATACATTAGATTAAATTGAGATTAATCCTTTGTATTAAGAATAAGGAAATCATTAAATCTACCTAATCTTTCTCTTTTGTCTGCTTTGGCATATAAAATATCTTGAAGATTCACATTATGAAAATTTGCCATTGCTTCGAGAACCTCAAGGACATCAGCATATTCATTAGGATCAGCGAAATCAGAATCTTTTATCTCATTAACTTCCTCAAGAAGTTTTAAGTAAAGAAATTTCTCTTTACTATCGTAATCTAAGGTAGAACTATCAATCAATTCATCCTTGGGAATTATATCCTTATACTTGTCACGAATTAGTTTTAGCATTTTTCGCCTTTGCATCAAGGTAATCTTGTCTGAAGTTGATTTTAGGAGTACCTTGTTCTTTGTACCAACCATCAAACCCGCCATATCTATTAGGTTGAATAACTTCATTGTATAATCTCTCGATATTATTCCAATCCTCATCAGAGTAATTCTCAAACATATCTGTATCTGATAATTCTGACAAACTTATTTGTTTTTTATTATTCAGTACAGTGATACGATATGATTTTGTAAGTGTCCATACCGTAGGAATATCACTTCCGTACCACCAATGTAAAAGAGATGGACACTCACGAGTTTCACCGTATGTTCGTTCGTCTGATTGGAAATCATAATTAGAATATTGTACTGATTCAGTAGCAGTTTTAACATCATCAAGATAAACATATTTTGTAGATGTCCCTTTTGAATTTGTTACAGTCATTGAACCTAAGTACAAGAAATATTTACCATTCTTTGCATCTTTATAGACACGACTAGGAATCTGATCTTTTGTAGATATTTTTGATGCTTTTAACGCAGTTTCTTTCTTGTTCTTTGCTTTATCTTGTTTATCATGATCTTTGATTAATGCATTGTATTCATCAAGCGATACAATATCACGACTTTTTGTAACAATAAATTCTTGGTCAAATACACCATTAGTAATTACGCTATACTTCGCAATTTCCATAAAACGACTCATAGATATCTCAAATGATTTTTTGAACGCAGGATGCATGATTAACATGTTTTCCGAATTTGATGCATTACGTGACCAACGACCATTAACACCCGCAAGTTTAAATCCACTCATAAATTTGTTTTCAACAATCAGTGGTTTCTTTGCATTAGAAGACCATGATGTCCACGAGTTTTTTGAGTTAAGATCAGTTATTTTGCCTTTGGTTTCATAATATGTCATATAACATAAATCGCCACTGATACCAACAACTAATTCCTTAGGAACAATTCTTTCATCAACTTGCATTTTTTTCCTTTAAAAATAATTCAACGCACTCACGGAAATCAGGATCGTTAAAAACAAGATCATCAAATTTCATCTCATCACGCATTACAGCACGCTCCATACGATGTAACCAGATTGGTTTGGTCCATGTAGTGATGAATTCACCATGCATCTCAACGGTTCTAGGCATCCCAATAAGGTCACCTACTTCCTGATGTGATAAGAATAATGTTTCGTTATGTACATTTTCATTTCGGGCAAATTCTGCAGCGATCTGAGATTTACCAATACCGTGTGAACCTTCCATGAGTAAGGTTTCATTTGCATCAAGACATACTTTTAATATTTCAGGTACTTCTGCAATAAACATATATTTCCTTTATTTTCTTTTTGTTAAGATCTGGATATATTTTACACCATCATATGTGGTGATTCCTGCTTTGGTATAACCCTTGGATACCCATCTGTCTATCTTTGTATTGAGTTTTATCCAATTACGTGCAGTTAAGATTTTTTCTTTCATCATTCCTCCGTTTAATACAATAATTATATCACATTAATCTTAAAGTAATATTATACTTTTTTACTAAGCACATATGTAACATCAGTATCGTTAAAGTTCCATTGTTTTGAAATCTCCAAGAAATATGAGCGTTTTACCTTAATTGGGTTTTTCGTATAAAAATCAACAGCATCAACTTCCATTGTACCTTTTTTCCAAAGAACACCGAATTTATACCTATCATTAAGAAGATTCCAATTAAATCCCATTTCCTTACAAACTTCAACGAGCTCATTACTTGTTTTATGCATACATTGTTTATGTGTAAGAATACTTTGTGCGAATACGTTTTTAGAGTTACGTTCACAATCTTTAGTGCGCCATAAGAATGCGTTATATGCTTCAGTATCTGTTGGTACTTGGAATACACGTGCATCAAAAAATGCTTTACCAATTTTAGATTTGATTAACTCTCTACGAGGACTAATAGTTTCGTTTAGCATATCTCTTTTTAGTTCTACAATAAGGGCTTCTCTAAGTAACTCATTAAAAGTCATACTTGCGAAACTAGCCATTAAGGAAACAATTTTTTGTACACGACCGGCATAGATAAACCCACTCACTCCTTGAACACCTACCTCATGTGATGGTTGAAAAATTAATGTAATCTCATCTGATTGTGAGTATGCAGATACTGCATGAAACTCATCCATAAGTAAACGAGATGTTTCTGACATCAATTTAGTTAATAGTTCATCGAATGGTTTTTCGAAACCTTTTGTCCATTTACTGAAACCATGCCCATCAATTCTCACAACAGTGTAATCTGATGGTGTTAAATATGTCTCAGTTGCTTTCTCATATTCTTTAATACGTGCCCCGAAAGGGTCTTTATCTACGATACTCATTTCTTTTCCTTCTTTTGACTGTATTGATTATAACAGATTTAACCTTTATTTTTGCTTACATTGAAATGTTTGAAGTTTTTATGAATAAACCCATCCCAGGTATCAACCCCATGTGTATCAAGAAACATCACCGGAACCTTAGGGATCTTTTTCCATTCTTTAATCGATTCAATACCCATATCAGTAATTACGATCATTGCATTGTATGGAATTTTTTCATCATCAGCATATTTGATTGCTGGGTATATGCATGTGCCACCTGATGCCCTACGAGTTATTTTTCTCGTTTTAGAATCGAAATCATCTACACCATGTACTTGTGTGTCAACTTGAATTATTTTGAATTTAGAGTTTGTGAGTCTACAAATCTCTTTAATCTCGGTTAATCCTTTAACTATCTCATCATTAGACATTGACCCCGAAACATCAAGAACAACAACAAGATCAAATGTTGTATCCTTTGTTTTTCCTTTAAGATCCTCACGTGTAGGAAATCTACGATCAGATCGCATGATTGTCCGACGAACATTACTTTTCTTATTACCAACAATCTTACGTAATTCCTTGCGCCAATCGACAACGTTCTTTGTCTTAAAGAGATCAAGCATATTTGATAATCCTGCGGGGGTGTTTCCACGTGATTTTTGTAATGCTTGCTCAAGCATATTTTTAGTTAACTCTTTTCGGAATTCATCATCACCTACTGATTCTTTCCAATCGTGTGCATCCATAGGAACTGGAAAATCTATATTTAATTCATCGCCGTTTCCTGAGGTATCACCAGAATCAAGTTCGCCTTTATTCAATGCATCTTGAATTAGCTTCTTAAGTTTTTCTCTATTAGCATTATCCTGTTCTTTTTGCTGTTTGTATTTGTCATTCTGTTCTAACAGATGATAATATTGCTCAGATGTTAAGTTTGCAGGTAGATTGTATTGATGGTGATGTAATCCTGAAGCAGGAATATTTTCAATCATCTGATTAATTGCTATATCTGTTCCGTAATTCCACCTTTCATGATCATCCTGTTTTCGTATGATGACATGATTATACACAATATGTGATGCCTCATGAATGAGAATTGCAATCTTTTCTTTCTCAGTGAACTTATTAAACAAAACTGGGTTAATATCAAGATAATAACTATATAGATTGAAATATACACCCGCAGGCGCAGGTAGTGTTTTATCCATTGTTATTACGCATTGTGCTAATATATGACCGTAGAACATGAAGTCCTTATGGTTAAATATCTTTGCAATAATTTCTTCAAGGTAGAATCGATTAAATTTCATAATAATACCTCCGGATATTTCTTTGAGAATAGTTTTAAAATATCTTTGAATAATGCTTCATTTTTAAATGTAACATTCTTTTCTATAGTATTAATTGCATCAATGATATTTGTGAATAATTGTTTGTCAGCGGAAACCCATTCGTTGTCTTTTAAATACAATGTCTTTATACAATGGGTTGTGATGGATTCGTTAAGGCTGAATGTAACACTAATGGCAGTTTTTACCTCTCCTTTTATCTTCAAAGAATCGAAGATAAATGAGGTGGGTTCACATTCGAATAGCGTTAACTTACCTGCAGATGTGCTATAAAAACATGTATCAATGTTAGGGTATTGATGTATTTCAAGCATTCTATTCCTTCTATTTGTATAATTATAACATAATAGAATTAATAGAAGCTTAAATTATTTTTTTAAGACAAACGCAACTACAATACCTACGAACGCAATAATCCACAAGAGATTCCATGCAAGTTTTATGAGCATGAAGAAGATCATCATAAAGAACCCGATAATCATCGGTAGATTAAACAAGATAAACATTGACACTAATGCTATCACCAAAAATTTAATTGCTGTAGAATTCATTATTTTCCTTTTCTTTCAACGTGTTCACGTTTAACAAGTTCATCTTTGATATCTTGTACAAGTTGTCGTGCATCACGAGTCTCATTACTATTATAGTCAAGGTTTTCCTCACGAATTGACAATCGTCTTTTTGCTTTTAACAACGCTAATAGACGTTGTGTGGTTAGTTTACTTAATTCCATAATTCACTCCATTCAAATTTTGAACCCTTAACGAATTCTGCTGTACACGTGACTGGTTTACCATCATGTCCCATAACTTGTGTTACGCCACTACCATAAACGAAATATAATCCATTGATACAATCACCCTGGGTTGTTTTTGATGTTCGATTATTATCTGTTATTGTATATACATTTTTATCTGCATGTTCCTTTAAGTGAGGAAATGCATGATACACAGCAAATGCTAATAATAACATTAGTAGTGAAGGAAATAAATCATCCTGTATAAATTTTCTCATCGTCTCTCCTGTTGTAGTTTCATTCGTTTTGCAAAGAAATCTTTTGGATTAAGAAATGCAATATTGAATTTGTTTGGACATTTTTTCAAAGTAACAATATCACCCTTTTCTAAACCAGTCATGCTTACACCATCGATAAAGAGTGTTGGTGTACAACGAAGACTTTCAATTTTTATTCTAACCTTTTGAGGTTTCATCAACTCATCGATACGACGATTAGACACTATACTTGTCACACTCCAAAGATTTGCATCAATAGGGATGAGTTTCCCACCGTTATTCATATTGAACGCAGATGAGCCTAGAGGTGTGCTAATACAGATCCCGGTTCCACTAAATTGAAATTTATCGAATGACCCGTTCTTAGATGTCATCTCAAATGAATTCCAATCAGAAATATCAGATCCAATAATAACATCATTAATGGCCTCATATGTACATTCCATTCCAGAGATGAACTTTACATTAACTTCTACCTTTGGGGTACTGATTACGGTAGGAACAATCGTATCATTCAATAATCCTTCAATAATACGGAAATCATTATCGAAGTTATTCATGATAAAATTTAAGGTTCCAAGTCCTTTACCAAAGAAAGGAATCTTAGTATCAATGTGATTTTTATGTGCATGGAGCATTGCCCCATCTCCACCAATAACAAAAAACATCTCCGGATCTTGCTCGGTGAACATTTCAGGGAATGATTTCTCTAGGAAACGAATATATGTTTCTTGGCGTGGGTCTGTTCGATTTACTACTGCTTTAATTCTCATGATTTTTCAGGTTCCTTCTCACACCACATTTTAAATGCTACTGCATATTCAGGATATATACATGCAAGTTTAAACACATTCTCATGATCAGCTTTCATGAATAATTCAAACAAAGCAGTTGAGAAGCTTCCTAATGATTCATTATTGTAATATCTTACAATTTCTTCAGGTGTCATCTGTGACATAATCAATCCTTCTTTTTTAATAGAATAATTATAACATAATTAACTTAATCTATCTTTAAGATCTTTTAATGAATCTTTAACCACAGTATAACTTAAGGGCATACCAAAATTGTAAAACTTGTCTATATCATTAATGATAATGAAGAATATGTCTTCTGCAGGAACATCCATCTGAACAGGAAACCAATTAAAATAACCTACTGGTTTTATATTGATAATCCGTTTATGGTCTATTGTGTGAGGTGTTAAAATTACATTAAATTTTGGCATAAGTATCTCCATTAAGGTTTTACTTATTTACATTTATTTTGAACTTGTTGTCTGATTGACAGTTACCTTAACAATATCGCCACATTCTTTGCGCCACACAGTGTGAATTCCTTGACCAGGATTTGGGCATTCCTGTAAACCTTCTTTTGCATAAGCAATAGTGGTATCTTTATTATAGTTCAAAAATCCAGTAACCGTTACAATTAATGTTAAAAATACCCCTGACCAAAAAATTGACCACATTTTATCTTCTGAGCTCATATTATTCCTTTTATTGTTTGATTTTGTAATAGTTTCTTTTGAGATCATTTATCACTACCCTACATTCAGATGGACTTAGTTTAGAAACATCTATATTATGAATAACTAGTTCTACACATGTGCTCCCATCATAACCTTCATCCTTTTTATGCCAGTCACAATGAAAATCAAATAACTCTTTTACTTTTTCCGGTTCACATACAATAATCTTACCTATTTTATTTTCACCGTAAAAATGTGTTATTCTGTATGTCATACAATCACATCCACATATTTAATATTTCCACAATGTAAGCATTGAAGAACATAACGTGTACCTGTAGAACCCGTGACATCATTACGTAAAGGTCCCTTCGAAATTACAAACCATTTGTGGACATGTCCCACAAATAACATCTCAAGTATATCATGCATCGTTGAAATCTCGATATTCATCGTTATTACATATCGCATTGAAAACTGTTGGGTTTGCCTCATAACGTGGAAAATCATCAATTTCTGAATGACTTGTTCTGTATCCATATACATCGCCATTAAAATTTACAATACATTCAACTGCTTTTCCTACTCCTGCTGATCGAGACATTCCTGCTCTGCAATGAATAATAAAACGTTTATCTTTGTTTTTTTCAATGAATTCTTTGATCACTTTACCTTGGAGTTTTGTGAGTGGTTTGTATCCACCAATCTGATATTCGACATCCCAGAATTTTGTTTCAAGTACATCGTGAAAACCTTCAGTATATGCAGGATTTTCAACACTTAACCACATTGAACTTTCTTCAGGTTCAGTGATAGAAACCAAGACAAGATCTTTTCTCTCATCCATAGTGATATGTTGAGAAAAATCCTTGAATTCCTGCCAACCCATAATTCCGTAGAATAAATCATTATTAATTACTGGTCCACGTTTAAAATTAAACGAATTAATCATTTTGTTCCTTTGTTTTTCCGATTGCTAAGGTGATTGTATGTGCTAGATCACTTGAGAATGGTATTTTTAATTTCTTTGCATAGTACTTGAGGTAGTCCATTTTTATGGCAGTTGTTGGAGCGCCTAATACTAGTTTATTTGGATCTTTTGCGACCCAATATCCGAACTCAATATTTGTAGTGAATCCAGGTAATGTATTATCATTCCGTGGAATCCAAAAAAGAATTACGTCTGCCTTTGATAGACATTCTTCCTCCCACTCAATTTGAGCACTGTACGCAAAACCTTTATCCCAATTACCATCTCGCATCTCAGGAACAAATAATGTACCATTGAAACGAAGTAACTGAAATGCGCTTATTGCATCATTACGCCATGATTCCACGTACTTTGAGCGTGGTGTTGGACCTGCGAGGAAAATAGATTTTCCTTCTATTTCCACGGATTCCTGTGCATAAATTATTTTCAATTTAATCCTTTGGTCGTTGAGCCATCAATTTATCAAATTTTTTGCGTAACTCTTTTGTATATTCATTTTTTGTGTGGATTGATGAAATTTCATCACTTAATCGCTTTAGTTCGTTAATCCATCTTACTTGTGCTTCATTCATATAAATCCTTCTTCTTTCGTATATTATATCATAAATACCTTAATATAACATGAAAGAAAAGGATTAACTTGATATTCTTAAAAACAACTGAAATACGTTCTCTAAAGGAAAAATTACTGGATGAGCAAGGTGGTGTATGTCTTATATCGGGTATGCCTATATTTGGTGAGATTGCAGTTCTTGATCATAAACACAAATTATTTAAGGATCAACCACTTGGTGAAGATAATGCAGGATTTTGTCGAGGTGTATTGCACAGATCAATCAACTCGTGGGAAGGAAAGGTATTTAATGCATATCGTAGATTAGGATTACATAAGATAGATAAAACTCTACCTGAATTGTTACGATCATTGGCAGATTATTTAGAACGAGAACCAACTGAGTATATCCATCCACGTGAGGTCCCAAAGGAACCTAAAATCGGTAAACGTGAGTTCGCTAAGTTGAATAAACTCTATAAGGAAAAATATCCAAATAGGAAACAACTCGAGTATCCATCTTCGGGCAAATGGACCAATGTTCTTAAAGAACTTGCCGAAGAGATCAATCAGATTAATCCCATTTCGTCCATTTGATGTTAACATTTTTACCATCCTGATATATCTTGTAAATATGTCTGCCGAACTTCTTCTTGAAGTATTTTACTGGTTTATTTGACATATCATTTAAATAACTCGTTGCTTCTTTTGCATCATCATCACTATCTGTGACAATAATTATTAACTCTTTATCTTCTTCAAATTTGAAGGTTCCTTTTACTAAAGGTTTCAATTCTTTAGTAATATCATCCTTCATCTCTGCAATATGTGCCTTCATGTAAAAATGATGTAAACTTCATTAAGATTTCCATGTGAATACCAACGTCTTACCTTT